AACCAGACAATGGAGCAGCACCAGTTGATGCGTTGTAGGTAAAGCCAAGTTCAAGGTCTTGCTCAACTACTGCACCACCAAAGGCAAGTTGCATACGTCCACCATCAAGGGTCTTTTCGTTAATGTATCGTTCTTGTTGGAACAAAGCACGACGGTAGTTTGCCATTGCTGCTTCAGACAAAAGCACACATTGAATCTCACCCATGTGAGTTACAGTGTTTGCTTGGATTGCCATTTGTTGCATACCAAGGATACCGTTTGTACCAAAGTTACCTTGAATGTCAGCAAACTGATTTAACCAACCGTTTACTGGATACGTCTGCTTAGAGATACCACCAACAGTGTTACCAGCAATACCTTGTTGTGTTTTGGTTTCTGCTTCCAAGAATCCACCAAGAACGTCACCGTTCAAAGTGTTTACAGTAGTTAGAATAGTCGAGTTACCACGCAGCAACTGCTTGTTGAGTTCACGTCTAAGCATACCCATTACAGAACGCATACGAGCTTCAACAATCTTTACGATTGCTTTCTCGCCTTTGTTTTCCAACTCTTCTTTCTTGGTGATAACGATAGGAGCAGTAAAGTCAGCCCACTCATAAATAGCAGGTTGCAATACGTCTTTAACAGCAAGGTTTACTGCTTCGTATCCAGTAGGAAGGTTGGTGATCTGAGAGTGTTCAGCGATTGAGAGTGGACGTTGGATTTTAATACCACCATCTTCATACTCAATACCGCCGTAACGTTTTGCATTGTCAAGGAATGCAACCTTTTGAAATAATTCGTCAACTTCGCCATCACGGATGGAATACAAGGTTGACGATAGCAAATCATTCGAAATAGCCATTGTTTTACCTATAGTGTTTAGTTTTTGTCGTTTCGCCTAAACCGTATTCCTGCGGAATGGTTGATGTCCGAGTGCTCAAAGAGTTCATTCAACATAGGCAGTTTAAAAGAGAAATGTTGGATTGTCAACCCTATGCAAGTAACCCAGCCTTAAACTGCTGCAACATTGCATACAAATAGTTCCCAGGGCATTCGGTTGCACCGAAGTCTCTGTGTCCGTATACATTGCGTCTGTCCAAGTTGTATTCTTCCATAAGTATTTTAACTTTGCCCCATAACGATTCTAGTTGAACGGTGCTAGGCGCTTCAGTTGATGTGTTACCGGTCACACAAATGCCAATCGAACCACGATTGTGATTCTTACAGTGAGCACCTGTTTTGTTAATGTGTCTTCCAGATACTACCTCACCATTACCCAATACAATAAAGTGATACCCAATGTCAGACCAACCATTGCCATTGACATGCCAATCGTAAATCTGTTCTTTGGTTGTACTTTTTGGTGATGCACTGTGATGAATAATAATTTTATTTACATTGCGTTTACCCTTGGGCATGACAACTCCTACTTCTTAGCCTGTTGTGACTTGTGGTATTGATAAGCTTCCCATGCGCTACGAAACTTGGGTGTACCGCTTGGAGTTACTGACTTACCACCAGATGTCTTACGCAATGTCTCACGTCTAGATGACTTTTGTTTGGCTACCTGTTCACGCTCTGCTTTCAGTTTGGTGGCATCTACCTTGGCTTTTACAATGTAAAATGCATCCTCTAAACGTAACTCCGGACGCTCTTGTAACATTTGAGCTACTGGCAAACGGTAATCATCGTCCATGAGTTCTGGATTGTCGGTTTTAAACTGCTCCAGTTGCATACGACGTTGTTTCATCTGCATTTCTTCTTGAGCAGGTTTCATCATTTCTTGCAACATCTTAGCCGCTTGACGTTTTATTTCAGCCTGCATCCCTTCCGTAGTGTAGATGTCATACTCTTCTTCGTTAGCCAGTTCTTCTTCGGCACGCTTAAGGAATGGGTTGTTGATTGCATGGTCTTGTTGTCGCTGCAACTCCATTCGTTCTGCTTCGAGTGCTTTTCGCATTTCAGCAATTTCTTGTGTCTTACGAGTATATGAACTGCGTATATTAGCAACATGTTTTCTCACGTCTTCTGGTATGTGCTGCATCCATTCATGCAGTGGCTTCATACCTTTGTGGTTAGCATCTTCTGTAAACTCTTCGTAGTCTTCTTCATTGATTCCAAGTAGTTCCTCAATGGTCATAAGTTCTACATCTTCTTCACCACCATCAACACTAACATCGTCTGTTTCGACGACCTCTTCAGTTTCTGATGATTCAGTTGTTTCTGGAGTTTCTACGTTTTCAACAGTCTCCGCACCGGAGGTAGTGTCATTCATTTTCATTTCCTTTTCTTTGTGGTTGTTTTACGTTTCTTTGCTGTCTTTGCAGACTTTTTAAAAGCGGCTTCAGTTGGAGCACCTTTGCTACCTTTCTTTCTCATTTTCTCGCCACTACCTGCTTTAATGCGTTTGCGTTTAGCGTGTATATTGGCGTACAATCCTTTCTTTGCTGGCATTACATTCTCTCCATGAATAAGGCATCCACATCTTCTGGTGGCATGTCTTCGGTTGTTATTTCGTCTTCGACTAGACCTTCTTCAGTCTCTTCTTCTTCAACTGGTTGTGATCGCAAGTATCTGTCGTATTGTTTGTCCGATGCCAGTTTGTTGATTTTACCGGCAAGTATCATCAGGTTTCCATCTGATGTTATATCTTCAAAGTCAAATGCAAACTCGTCATCTACAATACCTTGCTCTACAGCGTCATCTGTAGCCCCTTGAAACATAGCGAGCACACGTACAAAGTCTGTTGGGAACTCTGTAATTTCCCCTCCAAACTCTGGATAGTCAGGTGTCTGACCAAACTTTGGCAACAAACGGTTGGTTGCTTTAACCAAATTGTTCAATGCCTTTGCACTGAATCGACCCCTAGGTGCCATTTGTGCAAACGCCATTTCCTCTTCTTGTTCTGCTGCGCCAATTTCAGCGTCTAACATTTCTTCATTCACTTTTCCCCCAAGTTTCATCCAACTTACCACTAACTGCATCACGTGCAGGAAACGCTGCCACCACGGCTTCTTCTTTTGTTTTACCACTTTTCAAAGCCTCCGTGTACGTTTCAATGTTTTTATCTTGCTCTGCTACTCTTCGTTTTTGTGTTTCTACAGCTGTATCCCAACGGTCTTTGGGCAAGTCCGCTTCACACACAAACCCTTTACTTTCCATAATCTTTTGCTCTGTATGCCTATTGGCAACATGTTTGCCTAAAGCTTTAGAAAAATATCCATTGACACCATGTTTACCAGTGCCAGACCAACTACTGTGTGTACCTGGAGCCCTTAGTACCTGATACAAATTACCACCACATCCCTGCTCATACGTATCAGCACCACATACTTGTGGGATGTTGTCATTTTCAAAGTCACTAAAATATATAAGTTCTTCATGTACTTTGGAACACACTTGGCACTGGTAGGTATACATTGGCATGGTTATCTCTGTTGATTTAGCATTTGAGCAAGTTGAGCAGATGGTAGTTCACCTTGCGCACCTATCTCACCAGGTGTGGTCTGCATCTCCTCTGGTGCAGGCCCTCCCATCCCTTGTGGTGGTGCTGGTGGTGCAGGAGGTTCTTCCATGAATGATTCTGGTAAATCATAAATGCGTATCAGTTCCTCTTTAATCTTACCAGCAGGTACACCCAATGAAGTAAGCACAGGCAACAACTGGACAAGATTGTTACGCTTTAAAGCTTCAGACAGTGGAGTACTACTCTGGTCCAATGCCACAATCTTAAACTTGGCATCCAAGTCTTGTACCGTGATCACCTTGGGTAACCCATCCACTTCAATCACCGCTTGGTCTTTGTCTTCAGCAAGCAATGACACAATACGCAGGTATGCAAGTGCAATCAGTTCAATCGCATTGTCACGTTCTCTTGCCAACTTTCCAATCTCCGATGCGGAGTATTGAGCAAGGGCAGTCACCTCAGTCGCCGTTGCCTTAGTCGCTTCCCCTCGACTAAACGGCGCCAAGATGCTGCCACGGTTTATATCCTGCTCAATATAGCCAAGGTACCGGTCAAAGTTCCCCGACAATGGTTCAACACCCACGGCACGAATAATCCCATCCAATACAGGTTCGTCAACTGCAATCATTGCACCGTCAACACCTGCTGTAATCTTTGCCAAAGCTTCCTCATCCAGTGAGCCTTCTTTGTACAAATACTGTCTACTGTCTCTACGTACGGAGTTTGCCCAATACGTACGCAGTATGTTCTTTTCGTAGAACTGGTCGTATACCCTTGATACCGCCGACAATCCACACATCGGCTTTTCTGGCTTTCGTGCATAGTACAACGGACACAATGGACTCATCGGTCTGTCATCATACGTACGCACAGGTATCTCACTCTTCTCCAATAGTTCACCACCATCACGGTAGTTCGGACTCCAGAAATACAGTTTGTCATATGCCAGATCATAGAACTCTACAATCTGCACATACAAGTAATCATCTGGCAAGTCTTCACTCACACCTGTGTACTTCTCCTGCGGTGTAAAGTAGTCCACCTTTGGTATCGGTGTAAACTTCTTCGAACCAAACCGCTCTCTTACCTCTGGCATTGGTAAGTAATACACATGTGCCATAAACCTTTGTTCATCCCATGCACAAGCGTCCATATCCACAATTACTTCCCAGCACGGAATCGCACGGATGGATACTTTCTCAAGCATATCCGTGCTATCCGTAGGGGATAGTTTGAGGAATGAAGCGGGATAAATAAGGGCAAGTCTTGATGCAATCTCCAACTGCTCACGTTTGTCAAACAAAAAACGATTGACAACAGCCTGGGCCATCTTTGCATTTCCTTCTATGATTGATGCATCCTTCGCCACAACCACAGCAGGATTGCGAGAAAACAAGCTAGCAATAAAACCTTCAACGTAACTGAAGCAGTCGGATGTTTCCACTCGGACCATTGTATCGTCCATGTATTCAGACTGCCAGAAACGGTTCTCATAGACATCTCTATACCTCTTCATCTCCGCACGTTGGTCATCCCAAAAATGGTTGTGCTCATCAAGCACTGTACGAATCAACGCTACTGTCTCTTTATTGGTTCTCATTGCTCTTCTCCGTAACAACAACACCACTACTATACACTACTACACTACCATCTGCATTCATTACTTCAAGTTCATTGTACAGACTTGTATACTGCCTGACCAACCTCTTCGGCAAATGCAATGTAAATGACTTCTTACCAACTTTGTATGTCAACCGCACCAGATCCACTGTTACCGCACCATGACAGTCGCACGGATCACACCCACATATACCACATATGGCCAACGGCTTTCCATCTTGTTTCATGCAAACAATCTCATTTGACGCTGCTCTAAGTCTAATCTGGCTTTGGCTGCCCTATAGTACTCAGTGTTTATCTCATACGCATCCAAAGCATAACCAGCACGATGACACGCCACTGCTATACTACCACTACCCAAATGCGTGTCCAATATCTTGTTGCCTTTCTTGGCGTAGTTATCCAACAACCATAAATACAAATCCACCGGCATCTCACACGGATGATCTGTACACCTACCCTCTGCTACAAAGTTGGTCCATGTCTGCTGGTACAACTCTATCTTCTTATGAAACGTACAGCTGGCTATTACCGCTTTACTAAAATTGGGCATCGGCTGATTCTTTACCCACACAATCGCACCATGCTTTCCATTAAAACAGTTGTAGTAATTTGCGCCAAATATAATCTGGTGCTTACTTACCCTTCGAAGCTCTGCAAAATACCTTTCAGAAGGTATGCTGTCATTCCAAGTTACTTTTTCACCACGATAGTTGCCACCGTCATCTAATTGCACAAAGTTTCCTATACCAAACGGTGGGTCCACTATTGCTATGTCATACTGGTTGTCCTCCATACCAGCAAACGCTTTCATACAATCATCATTAAACAACCGAATCACTAATACCTCCTATGTAAATGTGGACTTACACCACTTGTCTTTAACTGCTTATCTGCCTTCTGACTTATAATCCACTCCGGCAAAAATGCACTCTGCTTTATCTTAACACTATTCAAACACCAATATGCCAATGACATCGCCATCGCACTGTCACAGTGACTCTCTACGTCCTCTCCAAACCTCAATATACCCTTCTCGTCTACTGTAATACTACGCAGTTCTGTCATCGTTACATTGTCTATCAACCGTATCGAACCAGTCTGTATACCCTTCTTCAAGTTCTCAAACAGTAGTGGCTTACTCCTACTTGTTGTCAAAAAGTCCTTCCCAGTATGTGAATCCTTCCAGAACCTATGAAACCCCTGGTGCACCAACTCCTGTATCGTAGCTAATCCATAGTTGTTACTTTCTACCAACGTCAATGCATTGTTATATGTCACACTCATATCATATATGTAATCTGCTAACTGTATTGGACTCACTGTATTTGATCTGTATATACAGACAGGCTGTAAGGTCATTCTACTTACACAAAACACCACAGCATAATCCCTACCTACACCACCACTAACATCTACTCCTATCGCATATGTGTCGTCTGCATTCGGCTCCTCAAATGTAACCCACTCAGTTGGATTCACTGTTACCACATCTACATGCTCAAAATCATCATACGTAAAATATGTATTCCCACTAATACGATACGCTTCATCCAATGTCATCGGATACTCACGTACAAACTTCTCCCATCCAAGTTTACTTATCTTTTCCCTTCTCCATGCAAACTGTCCTAAGGTAAGTCCAAAGTCTTCCTGTAGCTTTAACTCCTCATCTGTAAGGGTAATGGGTATGTCATCCATACAATACTCTGCATGACTAAACCATGGAAAGAATAGATAGTTCCAATCCGCTTCCCCTATCTGGTGCTTATGTACCTCTTTCCATAATGCGTCGTTGTAATAGTTGGCTGTGCTCTCTATGACCAACTGTCCATCATTCAATGCACTAATAGCTGTTGCCTTTAACTCCTCTGGATTTTCTGCAAATGCATATTCCGATATATGCAACATGCTACAAGTCTGTGATCTCAATCCACCTGCTTGGGTGGCTGCTGCTGCTATGATACGACCACCACCCTTAAATGCTAGTTCAGTTGTATTGTCTACCTCTAGTTCCCTCTTCAATCCCTCTGGTAAATACTGATAAAACCTTTTGTGTATATGTAGTAAGTGCTTAGAACTCGCTATCTTATAGGATAGTATGATTAGTGTTAGTGGTGTTGTTGCTGTATAGGCCTTCCAGAACATGTATGCACAAACCACCGTAGAACTACCTATTTGCCTAGGCTTAAGGACTAGTGTATCTCTACCCTCTTCTAAGGCGTTGATAATGTCTATCTGTTCAGCATTCAATACAAGGGGTACAACACGTCCAGATTTATCTACAATCTTTAATCTCTGGATGAACTGGAAAGGGTCACTGAATACCCTAGCTATCTGGTTTTGTATAGACTCCATAAAAGGCCCCTATGGTAGGTTAAAAAGGTGGTGTACTATGTCCCCATACACCACCTAAACATTTAGATCATATCGCAAAAAGAACAAAACGCCCTGTACAAGGTGTATCATACAACACGCCTATATACACAGTACTGTAAAACGCTAGTGTATGCAAGGGTAAAGATGCTAGCCACAAAAGCCCTATACCGGTTGACCTGCTATCTGGTACGGTCTACAGGGGTATACACACTGTAACACAAAGGGATTTGTGTACGGACGTATGTAACCCCCTCCGATCCATACTGGCGATAGCATACAATAAAGGCGATAAGGGACACCTATGTTTTTTATTTAGTTGTTTTTAAAGTTAGCAGCCAACTAACCCCCATCCAACCCGCCTAACGATAGTTTCGTTTGTTTCGTTTTGCGTAGTTCGATGGCCTGGCGAAACACAATCTGGTTTCGATGTTTCACCTTGCGCAACTTGCTGGTCTGGTGAAACATGTTTTGGTTTCGGTGTTTCATAATGAGCAACTCGGGGACTTGGCGAAACATGGTTATTGTTTCGGTTTCGGCTCGTCTTGTTTCGATGTTTCGAGCCATGCCGCAACACCCGCAACATCAAGTTGTGTCGGTTCCTTCAACTTGCTCTCTACCTCTCTAGTATGTAACAGAGCAACAAACTTACTTAGATCACTACCACTGAATGTTTCGGTTTTTCCTTTTGTTTTGATTTCATGTTGCGATAGTTGGATGTATGCCCAAAGTAAGCCAGTTATAGATTCACTGCGGATACATTTGGCAATTTGGTTGTGAGGTTTATTTAGTTGGTTTCGTTTTGTGTTGTTTTGTTTCGTCATGTGTCACTTTTCCGTTGGTGTGATTGTTTCGTTGTTGTTTTGGTTCTATATTATTATACACAAAAAACCAACACACTTTAACATGTGTTGGTTTCGTTTTAGTGTTGTTGTTGGTTCAGATGGTTAACAGTTTACACACTGTAACAGTATCAAAAC